AAAACTTCGATCGTCAGCTTCAAGACATTTGCCTCCTCCAGGGACAGGGCGATCTCTATACGAGCATCAAAGCCCGCATCCAAAAATCCCGCGAAGAACACGACGCCCGCGTGGCGGCAATCCGAAAGAAACGAAAACAACGACGAGAAGCGATCAAAGCAGCCAGCATGCTATTTGCCTGGGGCTGTTTTGGAATCTCACTGATTGTTGGCGTGGTGTACCTCTACGCAAGATTTAGATAAGGAGCGAGCGATGGACAATGTTGTGATTGATGGCAATGAAATAAAAATTGAAGACCTCAACGAAGAAGCAAAGGTTTATGTGCAGAGAGTAATGGAGCTGCGCAACGAGCTTGGTCGTTTAGACCTGCAAAGGCAGGAGCTTCACGTTTTGATCAACGCCTATGCGAACAGCATTAAAGAAAGTGCGCAACCGGCTGAAGAAGAAGAGCCGAAAATAGAACTGGTTAATTAATGGCAATACTCGGCGAGATCATAGGGCCAGCGACAAAGCTGCTCGACAAGTTCATCCCCGATGCAAGCGAGAAGCAGCGTATCGCGTTTGAACTATCAACGCTCGCCGAGCGGCACGCGCAAGAGCAGGCGCTTGCTCAGATTGAACTGAACAAGCAAGAGGCGAAAGGCAATTGGTTTCAATCGTCATGGCGCCCGGCCATAGGTCATGTTTGTTGGATAGGGCTTGCATACAACGTGATTGCGCAGCCGCTTCTAAGCGTGTGGCTCGAGATGCCGCCAGTGAACAGCGATCTTCTTTATCCGGTAATGCTCGGGATGTTAGGCATGAGCGGTATTAGAGGCTATGAAAAAGTGAAGGGGGTGGCGAAGTGAAGTATTTCCATCCCGACGAGTTTCGATGTCAGCACTGTGGCGGTGAGGGTATTAAGTCTTCCTTCGCAGAGAAGCTCGATGACATTCGTGACGAGTGTGGGTTTCCGTTCCTGATCAGTAGCGGTTATCGATGCCCGGAACATCCAATTGAAGCGAAGAAAGAAAAGCCTGGCGCACACTCGACAGGGCATGCGGCAGACATAGCCGTCACAGGCGAGCAAGCAATTCGCGTCCTTGAGGTTGCTATTAAGCACGGTATCAAACGAATCGGCGTCAACCAAAAAGGGGGTGGTCGATTCATTCATTTGGATACGGCGCCAGACTTGCCGTCTCCAGCGATTTGGAGCTACTAGATTATGGCTTTGATTGCGCTCGATATCCCGCCAGGCGTCGTTAAAAACGGCACCAACCTGCAACAGGCAAATAAGTGGAACGATGCCAACCTGGTGCGCTGGTACGAAGGCAGCATGCAGCCTGTTGGGGGCTGGCGTAAGCGAACAAGCAGCACGATGACCGGGCTTTGCCGCGCGTTGATCACTTATCGGGACAACGCGGGAAACCGGCGCACGGCCGCAGGAACGCACAGCAAACTTTATGTGATCGACGAGAGCAATACCATTCATGACATCACGCCGACAGGTTTTACTGCCGGCGCCGCCGACGCCGTGCAGAACCTCGGTTGGGGCTCGCTTACTTGGAGCGCTAACGAATGGGGCACTCCACGCCCAGACACTGGCCCATACACTCCGGCCACCACCTGGTCGCTCGACACTTGGGGTCAGTATCTTCTCGGCTGCTCAACGTCAGACGGCAAGATTTACGAGTGGCAAAACAACACGGCAACGGCTGCGGCGGTTATTACTAACGCGCCGACAAGCTGCAACTCGATCATCACAACAGACGAACGTTTTGTCTTTGCGCTCGGCGCGGGCGGCGAAGGTAACCGGGTTGAGTGGTGCGACCAGGAAGACAACACGACCTGGACAGCAACCTCAACAAACCAAGCGGGCGGCTTCACGTTAGCGACTGGCGGCAACATCATCACGGCTAAATCGATGAGGGGACAGACGCTCATTCTCACGAACGTCGATGCGCACGTTGCTCGCTACACCGGGCCTCCGTTCGTTTACTCTTTTCAGCGCGTCGGTACGGGCTGCGGCGTTGCCTCAGCGAACGCAGTCGTTCGAGCTGACACGTTTGCCGCCTGGATGGGCACTAATTCATTTCATATTTACGACGGCGGCGTCAGGGCTTTGCCTAGCGCGGTCGGCGACTTTGTCTTTAACGACATAAACGACTCGCAACGCTCGAAAGTGTATGGCGTGTTGAACAGCAAGTTCAGCGAGATATGGTGGTTCTATCCTTCCAGCGAATCGACCGAATGCGATCGATATGTAGCTTGGAACTATCGCGAAAACTACTGGACGATTGGATCGGTTGACAGAACAGCCGGTGCTGATGTCGGCGAGTTCGTTTATCCGAACTACGTTGGCTCAGATGGATATCTTTACGAGCATGAAGTCGGTTTCTCTTACGACGACGCAACGGTCTTTGTTGAAAGCGGACCAGTTCAGCTCGGACAGGGCGATCGATTGATGGTTGCTCGGTCTCTAATTCCTGACGAGCAGACTCAGGGAGACGTGACTGCGACGTTCAAAACGCGCAACTACCCCAACGCAAGCGAGTCAAGTTTCGGCCCTTATTCAATGGCCAACCCGACAAGCGTTAGATTCCAAGGTCGCGAAGTAAGCATGCGAATCGTTGGCAATGTCGCTACTGATTGGCGGGTCGGCACGATGAAGCTCGATGTTGTGCCGGGGAGCGCTCGATGATTCTGCCAAACGCAACAGAAAAGTACGAAGCGCGAACGATTAACGAGATGAACTTGTTGATCGAGCAAGCCGACCAACTGAATCACAAGAAGAATGAAGACGTTGAGGTTGGCGCTGCGCGATTGATTTTGAAATCACCAGACGGCACGCGCTGGTCGATCACGGTAGACAACTCAGGCACGTTAGGAGCGACGAGCTTATGAATGTGAAAGACGCGATGAGCGCGAAAACAAGTCTTGAGGCAATGATGCCTTATCGTCTTTTGTTGCAATCGGCGCTTGATTTGTCTGGCGGCACGCACACGTTTGAGGACGTGGTCGAGGCGGTCGATGGAGGGCTGATGCAGTTCTGGCCGGCTAGCGAGAGCTGCCTTGTCACTCAGCTTGTCGTCTATCCGCAGGTCCGGGCAGTGCATATTTTTTTAGCGGCGGGCAACTTAGAACAGATCAAAGATTTCGATGAATCACTCGATGACTTTGCTCGCCAACTTGACGCCGACTTCATCACGCTGAGCGGCCGAAAGGGTTGGCAAAAAACATTAAAGGACATCGGCTACCAAACGAGCCACGTCACCATGTACAAGGAGGTTCAAAATGTCGATGGGTAAAGGGCCGGGAGGCGGCGGGCTAAACATGCCCGCGTACAACCCGCAGCCGTCATATCAGCCGTATCAGCCTTGGCAACCGCCAAGCATGAGCAGAAGCTACAACCCGATGATGGATATGTACGGAAGCATGACCCAGGTCATGCAGCCGATGCCTAACTATTATCAGCAGTTCCCGGTGCCAGGTGGCTATAACAGCAGACCCTATCAGCCGCCGCCCGTTATGCAGCCGCAACCGCAACCGCAACCGCAACCGCAACCGCAGCCAACGTTGCCAGGTGGCGGGTTCAACCAGAACTATCCTAATTTCGGCAACCCATTCGCCGGAATCCCGTTCGACTTCAGCTTTAATTTTGGCGGCTATAACGGGCAACCAGTGACTGACGAAATGACGAACTCAGGACCGCCGCCGGACACATTGCAGTACATACCTGTGCCAACTACGCCGCCGCCCCCGCCAAACTATTACGGAGGCATAAACCCAGGCGGCATGTACACACCAGCGACTTATGACGATTCAGATAGAACGCAAATAACTGACGCGCAAATAGACAACCTGTTTGGCAGTCGCGGCGGCTTGTTTACGCAGCAAGCAGATCCTGCCGCAGAAATCAGCAGTATGTTTGGCAATGTCGCGCCTATCACGGCCGGAAGCTTAGGAGTACCTGCAAACACCTCCGCGTCTGGAGTAAGTAATGCGAGGCCGCAGTCTGATTTAGCGGGCACGGTTGGCACGAGCACTACACCGATGCAATTGCCTGCGAGAAACACGCCTATGCCGATTCTCGACGGGTTCAGGCCGGTGACAAAGGAGCAACTTCAGCAACCTTCAACGCCCGCGCCAACACCAGCGCCTTTGCCAGATTTTGGAGGCTACACCAACAACGTTCGCCTAGCCGGGTTGCCGTTCATGGGCGGTTTTAACATCGGAGGTATTTTCTAATGAGTTTTGGAAAATCATCACAGTCTTCTTCTCAGGAGATGGACCCTCAGATCAAGCAGTCGCTGCTTAATGTATTCAACAGAGGTCAACAGCTCAGCTACACACCCTATAACCCGTACCAGTATGCAACGGTGGCTCCAATGTCGCCGTTCCAGCAGGCAGGGATGCAGGCGACTGTTGATGCCGCGAACTCTGGCGTAGGCCAAGACCAAATGCGTCAGGCCATTGAAGCCGCGCAGGGCGTTGCTAATTATCAGCCGGGGTTGCTCCGCTCGATGCCGGTCGATCAGCAGGGGGCGGTCGCAAACATTAGAGCCCGAAGCGTCAGCGAAAGCTTCAACCCTGGCGGCAGAGCAACTGTGGGATCGATCAACACGGGAATTAATGCTGGAGATGTAAGCTCAAAAGGCATCAGCGCCGATTACAGCCCAACGTTTGCCGGGACCAATCAAGCGCAAGCGCTTGGCAAGTTCAGCAGCAATGTCACGGGCGGCGTGGGCGACCGAATTACAGGTCCAATCAAAGCCCAGACGGCAGGAACAATTACCGCTCCACAAATTAACGCTGGAACTGGCGTTGGCGAGGAGAGGCTAAAGGCTGCCAGTTTTGCCGAGACGAGCATGGACCCGTATATGTCCAAGTTTCAAACTGGCGTGATCGATGCAGCGCTTGGCGACATTGAGCGACAGAGAAAGATTCAGCAAAACCAGAACAAAGCAGCGGCTGTTGCCGGGGGCGCTTTTGGCGGCGATCGACAAGCGATTCTCGAGGGCGAAACCAATCGGGCTGCGCTCGAGCAATCAGCGCGCACGGCAGCGCAGCTCAGGCAGTCAGGCTTCGAGTCTGCGGCACGGCTTGCAGAGGCAGACCTTGCAAGACAAACAGACGCCGCTCGCGCTAACCAGCAAGCAGCTCTACAAGCTGATCTCGCTAACCAGGCGACCGGACTCGATGCCAGCAAAACTGGCGGTCAGCTCGGACTTCAGGCTCAAACCGCGCAAGCCCAGCTCGGCATGCAGGGCGCGCTGGCGGCGCAGGAAGCCGATCTGCGAAGGCAGCTTGCCAATCAGCAGGTAAGCGTAGGCGATGCTGAGAGAGCTATGCAGTCAGGTCAGATCAACGCCGCCAACCAAATGCAACTTCGAGATCAAGAGCTGCAGAGAAGGTTGAGCAATGCAGCGCAAGCCAACCAAATGAACCAGGCGAACTTGTCGGCCGAAATGCAAGGTCAGCAACTTCGACAAGGCGCGCTAATGTCCAACCAAGATGCGGCGCTCAGGGCTCAGCTCGCCAATCAGCAGACTGCACTTGCAGAAGGCCAGGCCAGGAATCAGGGATTGCTGCAGACTCAGCAACTCGGCGCCCAGGCGAGCCTTGCGAACCAAGACGCGAACCTGCAAGCGCAGGCTTTGGCCGCGCAGCAGGCTCGAGCGAATCAAAGCGCCGCTCTGCAAGCCTCGCTTGCGAACCAGCAGTCAGGGCTCTCGCAAGCCGAGCTTGATCAAGCTCGCAGGATTCAAAACCAGCAAGCAAGTTTCCAGCGTCAGCTCGCTCAGCAAAATCTTGGGCTTCAAGGAGCCGCGCAGCGGCTCGCTGGTGCGCAGCAGCTTGGCCAGTTTGGCCAGGACTTGCGAGGCATGACGTTTGCAGACGCGGCAGCTCTGCAAGGAGTGGGCGACACGCAGCGAGCATTCGCGCAGCAGATGCTCGACGATCAATACCGTCGATATCAAGAGGCACAAAACTATCCGTTCAGAATGTTCGATGTGTTGAGAAGTGGCGCAGGCATGCTGCCTAACCCGACGCTGACCAGCTCTGACGGGAGCGGGTTCAACTTTGGTCTAAGGACCGGGTAAGGAGAATTCAATGTTTGGTTCATTAGGTAATTTACTGGCGAACATAGGCGGCGACCTGCTAGGCATGCCGCAAGGCGTCATGAACGAGTTAAAAGATGTCGGTAGTGAGATTAAAAACGATCCGATGAAATTCTTAAAAGATCAAACGGGAATCAACGACATCATGGCGCTCTCTTTACCGCCAGATGAATACGCCAAGTATTTGGCAGAGAACCCTGGTTCCGGCGGTCTTGGAGGAGCGCCTGTGAGCGCGCCAACGCTGCCTTATCAAAACGCTCCTTACGCCCCAACAGGCGGGTTCGTTGGACAAACGCCCAACTATCTAAATTTTGCCCAACAAAATATCAGAGGTCCGTATGGCTGAGTTAGATTTCAATAGCCTCTCTCCAGAGGAAAAGCAGCGCTTGTTGAGAGAGCTGATGCTCAATCAGGCGCAAGGCAATTTGCTGCAAACGTACAGCCCAAACATGGACAACTATGAGTTCAAGAAGCCTGACAACTTTGGCCAGGCGATGGGCAATATGTTCAAGAATCAGGTTCTTAATCCTGTTCAAGAGATTCTTGGCTATCGAGAGCCTCTCAGCAGCGTTGTGAAGAAATACCAAATAGAAGGATACAAGGCAGATCAGAACCAGCGCGTAATTGAAGAGCTTAATAGGCAGCAGCTTATTGATACGTTGAGTCGGGCTGGCGTCAAAACAGAAATGCTGAAAGGTCTCGACTACGAGGGTCTTCAAAACGTCTACACAAACCTGCAGAGCACGCCAATAACTGGACCCTATGGCGAGCGATACACGGTCAACGCGCTCACTGGCGAAGTAAGGCCAATCACTGAGCCAAGCGCTGACATGCAGCAGTATTTTATCGATAACCCAAACGCTAGGCCGGGCCTGACTGCCGAGCAGAGGGTGATCAGTGAGACACCAACCCCGTCGTTCAGCAGCTATCAATTAAAAAATGAAAAAACAAAAGCTCAAAGCCAAGCCGATATAGATAGGACAACGGCCAGACAGAACAAGCTAGATGAACGAGCACTTACTGCAATCGATAACTTAAGCAAACCTTTTCATGAGTCTGCGTCTGATGCTGCAAGAACGTTACCCATGCTGCAGAGTATGCAGGCGATGTTGCAAAACGGTTTGCAGACCGGATTCGGACAAGGCTTTCTTACTGATCTCAGAAATGCCGGCATCTCATTGAATTTAGATGTTGCAAATCCTGGCGACGCAGAAGTGTTCAGAGCGTTCGCGAACCAAATAACGATTCCTCTCGTGAAACAACTTGGTGTGAATCCAACGGACAACGATTTGCGAACTATTCAAAAGTCCTTGCCTCAGCTTGAAAACTCAAAAGAAGGCAACATGGTTCTTTTGCAAGTACAGATAGTAGCAGCGAAAAGAGCGCAGATGATGAGCCAGCTTATCAACAAGTTTATGGATGAAAATTACGATCTGTACTCAACGAAACCAAAGTTGTTTGAAATAAGGCTTCGAGATGCGATGGATAAGCTTCGAGCCAGCCCTGAGTACATTGGCAAAGACATCCTCCAGATTAAAGCGAACGCAGCCAGCATCTTGAACAGAGGTAGCGGCATCGATGATGTGGTAGACGCCCTGAGCACAAATAGGTAACAGCACTATGGCACTGAACGATCAGATAACAGAGCTAACTCAAAAGCTAGAAGAAAGGGATAGGCAGAACCGCTTGAACCCAGAAGGCAAGAGAGTGCTTTCAGCTTTAAGGTCGGGTAGCGTTGCGCCGGCTCAGTTAGGGCTAATTCTGCAAGGAGCGTCTTTTAGCTCTTCAGATGAGATCATAGGATCTCTTAGAGGCGCTCTCGATCCAAACATGCAATTAATTGCAGAGCAGCTCTCTCTAGGCTCTGGTCAAAATGTGAGTGCGGGTGACGTTGCGCGTGCGATGGAGCGCGCGCCAATAGATCAGTACCGTGAGGAGAACCCGGTCGCAGCTTTTGGCTATGAGATGGCGGGCGCAACTCCTTTTGGTTTTCTGGGCGCGGGCAAGACTTTAGCGGCGAACGCTGCAAGAGCTGGTGCGTCTGGCGCTCTTTCTGGTTACATGGCTGGCGAGGGTTCAGGACTTTCCTCGGACAGGATAACAAGCAGCGCTTTAGGCGCAGGCTTAGGGGTTGGTGGCGACCTCGTAATGTCTGGATTGCGCCGTCCTTTAGGCAATGCATACGACGCTATTTTTAAAACCTCAGAGGCTCAATCAGCATCTCGCGGAAGGCGTGAAGCTGAGCGAATGCTTGTCGATCAAATTAAGGCAGATGGCCTTTCGGTTGAAGAAGCAATATCAAAGGTCGCCCAGCTTGCGGGCAAAGACTTTACGATTGCCGATCTTGGTCCTAACACTCAGAGCCTAATGGACGCCATTGCGGTCATGCCTGGGCCTGGGAAAGCCACTGCCACGCGGTATTTAGAGGCGCGCCAGCAGGGTAGAAACGGACGGCTTGGCACAATCCTTCAAGAAGCCTTTGGCCAGCGCGCAAATTATTACAACGACTTTCAGGCGCTGAAGTCGGCCAGAGGAAAATCGGCCGATCGTCTGTATGGCTCAGCGAACAAGATAGAAATCCCGTACTCCTCCGAGCTTAGGGATTTAATGCGAACGCCTGCAATGCAAGAGGCTTATGCAAGGGCTGCGCAAATCGCAGCAAACAGAGGTGACGGTACAGCGCTGAGCTTGCGGCTTATGCCAGACGGCCGATTACTTGATAGACAAGGGAATCCGGTTAGCGCGATTCAGACTAGGTTCTTGGACATCATGAAGAAGGGTATTGATGACGTGGCCTTCCCAAGACAGGTGCAACCAGGGTTAGGTACAGAAACGGTGATGGCCATTAGGGATCTGCGCACGGATTTTCTTGACTATGTCGATAAAGTGAATCCAACCTACGCGCGTGCTCGCGCTCTTTATGCAGGCGACTCTGCAGTGATGAACGCGATGGAGCGCGGCAGGGGTTTGTTAAAAGAAGACCCTGACGAGCTGGCAGATGCGCTAACGAGAATGAACGCTTCAGAGAAAGAGGCGTTTAGGCTTGGAGCCTTACAAAACCTGCAGGATCAATTCGATATAAGCGTTGAGTCTGCAAACATGGCTCGAAACATTATGAAGTCTAAGCGTCGAATGGATTTGTTAAGGATGGCATTCCCTGATGGTGACAAAGGGCAAGCTGACTTCGATATCTTTATGGACAACCTATCTAGAGAATCGACAATGGCGGTCACAGAACGAGCTGCAGCCAATAGCATGACTGCGCAAAGATCAGAGCTGCTCAAGCAAATGCGAAACCGAGCATCGACTAGCTTAGAGATTCCTAGCAGCCTGACCGATTTGCTTGTTAAGAACGCAAGGGATAGTGGCTCAGTCGCAGAAGATCAATTCCTGCAAAGTATGGCGTCTCGGCTTGCCGACATGCTGGTAGAGAGAGACCCAGCTACGCTCAAGCGCCTTGCTAAAGACTTAGAGTCTAATGACCTGATGACAGTTCTGCGTCGCCACGCGCCCGAGCTGCTTGCGGATGCTTTACCGTTCGTAAGCAGTATGTTCACGAACCCACAAACGCTTGGGTCAGAAATGGGCAGGATCGGGGCTCAACTATCGCCGCAGCAGCAAGCATTAATACAATAATTACCCCAAATCTACCCCACGAAAAACTAAGTGGTTGATTTATAAGGGATAAGATGGCGGACCGGACGGGACTCGAACCCGATTTAATGGGTATATGTGTGTTTTTGTGCTAGTTAAGTGATTGATTTTATTGAATATGCGTTTGTGTGGTTTTGTAAGCTACCCCAAAACCTACCCCACGCGCTCGCTTTTGGCACCCGGTCCAACGCCCTCGAGGACGCCTAAATCCTCGGTCGAATACTCTTCGATAAACTCGGAATAAACATTCAAAAACATCTGCACAGAATGACCCAGCTCTCTCGCCGCCAGGGCGGGAGAGGCATTCTGGCTGAGCAATTCAGCGGCCCTGGTGTGGCGTAGGCAGTAGGGAATTCTGTACGGCACGCGCGCTCGGTTATGCGCCTTGCGCCAAGCCTTATTGAAAACGTCAGTGTCGCAGTGAAACGTGCCGATCGAGTTTAAGAAGATGAAGCTCTGCTTAAACCGGGTTGAGTGATTATCGATCATCGGCCGAACCCAGCCTGGCACATAGACACGGCGCCGAACCGATGTCTTTGTGTCCGATTGAATGCGGCGCCTGACGATTTGTTTCGAGATATCGAGTCGTTCGCCGTCATAGTCTGACCATTCAAGCGCGAGCGCCTCTCCTGGCCGGAGCCCGGTTGCTCTGAGCAGCGAGAAATACACCAGCGACTCGCCATCAAGAAATTTCATGACGGCCTCCAGTTCTGCCGGTCGATAACGCTCGATCGGTTTTTTCTGTTGCTTGCGAAACCGAATGTTTGCGCAGGGGTTCGGAT